AATTATGATGTTCCATTTGATATGGAAAATTACATACATAGAATTGGAAGAAGTGGGAGATTTGGAAGAAAAGGAGTTGCATTAAATTTCGCGACCATAAGAGAATTTGAACAATTAAAAAAAATAGAAGGCTTTTATCAAACTGAGATCAAGGAACTACCAGAAGATATAGAAAGTATATTCTCAAATATTGATAAAGATTAATTAGAACACACTATTCCTATAGACTTATTGTTTTCATTATATAATTCATTCTCCTTCAATACATATGTTGTTTTCTTGGTTTTAATATAAATATTATCTGTTTGAGTGTCTTTATCATACATTTTTGGTTTAGAATTTTGAGAGTTTGTCAAATTATCTAAAGTTTGATTAAGTGATTTATTTGTTGTAGTTAATTCTTCATTTTTTTTCTTTAGTCGCTCGGCTTCATTCATCCATTTACTTGCAAAAGACACTTTTAGAAAATCACTCATTTCATTTCTCAATTTATCTATGAGTTCACTTTGTGTAGATACTAAATTATTCTTAGTTTCTATTTCGTTTTTAAAATAAGTTTCCTTTGATTTTGTTAGATTGATATATTCATTCGTCTTAGTAAGTGCAGAATTTAATAGTTGTTGGATCTCCATTGTTATATTATTAACGTATAATTATATTCATTTTTATTCTGGAGATGTTTTTTGTTCATCTATAAGAAGACCATCCTGATATGTTCTACATACAACTTGTGTATTTAGTTCCTCGTCTTCTTGAATCTTCTTCTTTTCTAAATTATGTATAAAATTAGCAAATAACATGCCAATAAATCCACCAACGCATAATCCTGCCAATGTACTTCCTATTTCATCTGGTACATCATTTAATGAATCCGAACGTAGTGACCAAGAAAGAAGAATTGCCAATATTAATGTTGTGACAAAAACAGCAAGTAAACTACCTATCTTTTGAGAATACATTGACATCATAAGAAAATATCCTGAGAAATATCCCAGTGCCATTCCATAAAAAGATATGTAATGTCCTAACATAGCCGCAGGTTCAGCCCCTTTATGTGTATATTGTGGATCATGTAAGACTATTCCTAAAATAAATGTTATAAATGCACCTGAAAAATATAATGCAGAATTCTTTGTGAGTGTCATGATGACAAGAACAGCAGGAATTACAATAAGTGCAATAGGCAAACCTTTCGAAAAACATGATAAACTATCTGATAAATTTTTAATTATAATAGCTGCATTTCCAGATGACATTATTTACTTATATAAGGTATTTAATTTTTTAGATACGTACTGTAACTAAGATTTATATAACTCTTAAAAAAAAGTATTACAAATGAGCAATTGTTCTCAATGAAGACAATCATAAATGAATCTGATTTGACTTTTTGTACAGTTGTTTATCAAGCCTGTCTGAAAAAAACAAACAAATTTTTACCAAAAGAAATCCGTATTAAGTGTTTGTCTTATTTACCTAGTCATCGATTCATGATACCTAAATATATACCTTTTAATTGGGACATGGATCTAAAATATATTACAAAAGGTAGCAAAAAATACAAAAGACATAAAAAAAATTGTAATAAGACAAAACAAGTAAATACTAAAATTAAAGTAAAAAACTGTTACAGATTCATGTAATTATCATTGTATTAAATGATCTTCTGTTCTGTATAAATCTGGATTTTTTATATAACAACAATCGTTCATACTATTGCATTTTGTTTGACAGATCATAGCATCTGTTTTCCCTTTTACACGTGCCATTTTTTTGTTTGTTGAATTAGACATTTTATATTTAGAATAGCAACCTTTTGGAAATGGACAAGAACGTGATGTATTCAAACATTTAGCTCTTTCTTTTGGATTCATATTTTTTGGACACATATTCTCCTCGTATCTAATCTCACATAGTTTCAAATTTTTTTGATTTTCACCAGATGTTTTACCACATATAAACGATTCACTTTTGTTTCGTGTTATAATCCAAAAAAATATAATACATATCAAAAATATAATAAAAATTTGATTGTATGTTCTCATTAGTATTTAAGATTTATTTGAAGTTTATTAAAAACAGAGAGACAAAATGGACACATTGGATAAATTACATGCCTCGCAAATAAAAATAATTAATGAAAATAATGACAAATTACCAAAGTATGTTTCAGAACTGAATGAATTAACTGCTACAAATGAGAAATTAAATTTAGATGAATATGATAAATTAAATAATTTAAAATCAAATATAGAGAAAATAAAGAATGACAAAGTTGATTATTATATGAAAACTGGTGAAATTTTATTTCAATATTATGATAATTTAGAAAGTGGTGGTACTGCCACAAAATCATCTCAAATAAAATCTTTACCTGGAAAACAAAGTATAGTATCTTATTTTTCAAATAATAACGAAGAAGAGAAAAATAAAGAAACGGAAGTAGAAGAAAATACTACAAAAAATACTTTTGGAAAATCAAAAAGCAGGGAAGAATTACGCAATTGTTATTTACAAACTATGGAGATACAATGTGGTAAAAAAATGGTATTAAATAACAAATATAATACATTAAATAATCAGAATATATGTAAAAACTGCAAAAGTGAAATGACGTGTTCAGTTTCAGAAGGTGTTTTGGAATGTCATAATTGCGGATGTATAGAACAATATATGATAGATACAGATAAACCATCATATAGAGATCCACCTAAAGAATCAAGTTCTTATTCATATAGGAGATCAAATCATTTTAATGAATGGATTGCACAATTTCAAGCTAAAGAGACAACTCAAATACCCAAACAAGTGTTACTTCAAATAATACAAGAGATAAAAAAGGAACGCATACAAAACTTATCTAATCTTACACAACCAAAAGTACGATCATTGTTAAAGAAATTGAAGCTTAATAAATATTACGAACATATACCTCACATAATTAATCAATTAAATGGAAAACCACCCCCTACAATATCTAGACAAACCGAAGAGACGTTTCGTTTAATGTTTCAAGAGATTCAAGGACCATTTTTAGAATATTGTCCCAAAAACAGAAAGAATTTCTTAAGTTATTCATATGTTCTTCATAAATTCGTTGAACTATTAGGATTAGATGATTTGAAACCTTTGTTTCCTCTTTTAAAATCAAGAGAAAAATTACATCAACAAGATCAAATATGGAAAAAAATATGCGAACATGTTGGATGGGATTATCATAAATCTATGTAATTCAATATTCTATAAAAGAATGTGTAACAAATTTCATATTTTTATCAAAATTCATTTCTAATATTGTTTTCTCGGGTATACTATAACTTTCAAATTCTTCGTCAGATAGTTTTAAATAATGTTTCATTAATACACGTAGACAATGTTTATGTGTCACTACCAAAGGTACTTTCTTTTCGTTAAATGAGTAAAGAATATCGTTCTCAAAATAAGGTAAAGATCTTTGCAAAACGTTTTCTTTAGATTCTCCATTTTTGATTTTATCAAAATAACAATTTTTATAAATAGGATATTCTGTCTGAGTTCTATTATTTGAAGGAATAACAGGTGGTCTCATATAAAAATTATGTCTTAAAATATTTGTAAATTTATCACCATATTCATTTCTTAAATAATCTCTTGGAACACCTTCTAATGTTCCATAGTGTTTTTCATTTAATCTCCACGAAGTATGTATTGGTGCTTTTATGTTTAAAGTATCTTTAATAATTGTTGCAGTGTCTAGTGCTCTATCAAGAACTGATGAATAGAAGACATCAGGTTTTATATTGATTTCGCTAAGTTTGTTTCCTATTATTTTTCCTTCTAATTTACCATATTTTGTTAAAGGGATATTTGTCCAACCTGTAAATTTACTTCCATGATTCCATATAGATTCTCCGTGACGAATAAGAAATACTTTGAACATATAGTATTATTAATAAGATTGTAATAATCTTAATTCTTAAAAAAAAAAGAATGTATTATAAATGGATATAATATCTAATCTTATTAGTATTGTTTTAATTATTGTAATATTCTGTATATTGTGTTATGTATATATCAGAATGTATTTGAACAAAGAAAAACCAAATGATTTATACAATCAACAGCAAAAAACTGCATCGTGTCATGATGATCTAGATGATGATGATGATGATGATATGATTGTAGGTAGCAAATATTGTGATGATATTGACCCAGATTCATTCATAAGATACAATGAACTTAAGTATTATCCAATTTTTGATAACGATGAAAAAGTTGTATATATTCAAATAAGCAATCAAAAAATACCTATCCGAAAATACAATGGCGAATACTTTGTATATATCGATAGTGTTGTTTATAATTTCAAAAAACCAAAGAGAGCTTCTAATCAAATAAATACGATTGATAGATTAACAGATAATACATCTCTTGATAGTGCTTTACAAAAGGAAAAAAAGGTAAACGAACACGAGGATACTAAAAAAAGAATTGCTAAAATAGAAAAGGAAATAGAGAAGAGGATTATGAAGAAGATGAAGAAAAAAAATAAAAAGTCTCGTAAGTCAAAGAAAAAAGGTAAAAAATCTAAAAGAAAGAGTAAAAAATCTAAAAGAAAGAGTAGAAAATCTAAAAGAAAAAGTAAAAAATCTAATAAAAAAGAATATAATACTGGTGAAGAAGAACAAAAATCTGACTCAAATAATCAAAAAAACAATGACAAAATTAAAAAAATGTTAAAAAAAATTAATAAAAAATTGGAAGAGTTAATTGAGAAAAATAAAGAACTTACTAAGATGAGGAAAAAGCGACTTGATGATAAGAAAAAGCGTAAAAAGGATAAAAAAACAAGGAAGAACAAGCGTAATAAAAAAGATAAAAGGAGCAAAAAAGATAGAAAAAAGAACAAAAAAGATAGGAAAAAAACTAGAAGAAACAGGAATTAATGAATGATTTAATACTTTATCATATTCTGTATAAATTAAAGTAAAAGTACGCAAAGAGAATTAAAAATAAGAATAACATATTTATAATAACTATTGTATTTATACTATAATGTGTAATATATAGTGTAAAAAACATAGCTACTACAGTTAAAAAAGTTCCAATAGCAGCATGTTTTGTAAATGGTAATATAGTTTGTATACCACCTTCATTTACCATAACATACAGTAAAAAGAAAAAAAAGAGAGGAGCACCCCATAAGAAAGCTGTTATTTTTAAATAGTTGTTGTGTTTATTATACTGACTTGCAGAAAATTGTATTACAGCTAAAATAATAGATAAAATAATTAAATTTTTAAAATAGTCAATTAACATATTTATAAATAGCTGGTATAAAAAACTATTGGTAATTTAATTATGTTTGGTAGAATTTTTAGTATGTTTCTTGTCTGTGTATCGTATACTCCTACGAGACGACAAATATTATCATCTTTACCTTTATTAACAGATCTTTCAAAAGATAAATATAAAATTACTGAAAATGAGAATATTAACAAAACATTATATTTTTATAATGATGTTACAGAAGAAACATGTTTAAGTTTATCAAATGATCTAAAGGAATTATCAACTGATTCGAATCCTATTCATTTACATATTCAATCTTTAGGGGGTGAATTAATGCCTACGTTTAATGTTGTTGATATTATAGAAAGATCACCAACTCCTATATATACGTATATAGATGGCTATGCGGCTTCTGCTGCGACACTTATTAGTATTGCTGGACACAAACGATTTATGGGAAAACATTCTTTGATGTTATTACATGAACTTTCTGGAGGGAATGAAGGCACATATAAAGATTTGAAAGAGGGTATTATGAATATGAATACGTTTATGGATTTTGCAAAAGAGATATATTTAGATAATTCTAATATTAATTCATCTGAATTGAGTTCTATTTTAAGTTACAATAACTTATGGTTGAATTCTTCAATGTGTTTAAAGTATGGGTTTGTGGATCAGATATTATGAAGATAACCATATAAAGGTATTCAATGATATATAACTCATAAAGGAATGGCGGCTTTAGCAGAAAGAAAAGAACATATATCGATTGTTGTAACTGGACATGTCGATGCAGGGAAATCGACGACAACCGGTCATCTAATTTTCAAATTAGGTGGTATTTCACAACGTGATCTTGCAAAATTGCAAGAAAAGGCTGATAATTTAGGGAAGAGTTCATTTGCATTTGCTTTTTACATGGACAATCAAAAAGAGGAACAAGAACGTGGTGTAACTATTAATTGTGCTACAAAGGAGTTTTATACTGATAGTTATCATTACACAATTGTTGACGCACCGGGTCATAGAGATTATGTAAAAAACATGATTTCTGGTGCAGGACAGGCTGATGCTGCTCTTGTTTTAGTTCCAGCTGAAAAGGGTGGATTCGAAGCAGCAATTGCGAAGGGGAATCGTGCGACTGGAGAAGTTGAAGGTCAAACACGTCAACACGTAAGATTGCTTGCTCTTTTAGGTGTAGAGCAAATTATAGTAGGCATCAACAAGATGGATACGTGCGATTGGTCGGAGACGCGTTATAATGAAATTAAAGACGAATTTTTTAAGATGTTAAAGGATAGTGGTTTGAAACCTATGAAGATACCTTTTATTCCCTATTCTGGATTTCATGGAGAAAATCTAATTGAAAAAACCGATAAAATGCCCTGGTATAAAGGATGGACAGCGAATTTGAGTAAAGATAATAAGATTACGGGTTTTACTATTCTGGATGCCTTAGAGAAATTAATCAAACCACCTAAGAGAAATACAGATGGTGCTGTTCGTATTCCAATTAGTGGTATATGCAATATTCCTGGCGTAGGTCCCGTTATTACTGGAAGAGTTGAACAAGGAGTAATGAAACCAGATGATCAAATCGAGATTGTTCCTAGAAATTTATCTGGTCTTAAAATGTTTAAAATTCAAATGCATCACAAGGATTATCCAGAAGCTATACCAGGTGATAATGTGGGTATGCAGATTAAAGGTTTTGATAAAATGAATATGCCAAAGGCGGGTGATGTTATATACAAACCAAGTGAAGGAAAACTGAAACCAGTTAAATGTTTTACAGCAATGATAAATGTCCAAGACCATCCTGGGAAATTAAAGAATGGTTTCTGCCCTATTGTACATGTCAGAACTGCAAAGGTCTCTTGTAAAATGACATCTATCAAATGGAAATCTAGTAAAAAAACAGCCGGTGAAAAAGTAGAATCACCACCTTTTATTGAGAGAGGTGATAATGCAGAAGTTGTTTTTGAACCAACAAAACCATTTTTTGTTGAACCTTTTGCAAAAACTCCAGGACTTGGAAGAATTGCTGTTATGGATTCTAATTCATTAGTTATGTTGGGTAAAGTGGTTGCCACAGAAGAATTAGTTGTTTAATCTTCATTGTAAATATTATACCACATTGCACCCGAAAAACACAAAGGGGCGTTAAAATAGAATATACTATATGGGATAGTGTATTGAATATCATCAAAATTAAATGAGATGTTGTTATTTATTGGTTTAAGTGTTTTACAGTGAGTTAATGAAGAATCATAGTATAATTTATCATATATTCCATTGTTATAGAAGATATTATCAGTATATTTGTGTAAGTCTCTGTGATTAACAAATGTATGCTTATCGTTGTTTTCTATATCTATATATCCAAGTAATTGAAACTCATTTGCTAATGCGGTTATGTCCATACGGTTTTGATTTTTTATATAATGTGTTGAGAATGATCGAGGTTTAAATATATTTACTGGATCCATGGATAAAGAATTGGAACTATAATCTAAGATTACTGTTCCTCTTTTCCCGTCACTTTTTCTTTTTACATATGTGTTTATTTCACATCTAGTTACAGTATTTAATGTATTTAATATTGGACTCGTTACGTTATAAATATTAATACTTAAGAAAAAGTTTTTACTCTTACCTTTTTCCAAAGATATTTGTTCTAATTCGAGATCGTCATCTATGTAGCTTTCTATTTTTGAGCGAGCCTCTTCATTTAAAACATAATTAATGTATAGACTATTTGAATCTACTTTAAAATTTGCATGGAAAGGGTTTTTTGTAATTGGATTATAAGTTAAAGAAGGGAAACCTGTAAGAAGCATTTGGTATACTAATTTCTGTAAAAACATATTAAAATATAATATTTATTTGTTATTTATACTACATTTTTTTAAGTTATAAATAAATATTATTATAATTAATAATATGTCTAGCTTATCAACTATACAAGAAAATACTCCATTATCGAGAGCGTTTTTCTCTAATGTAAATGTTGATACTATACAAAAACAGATTAGATATGAAGTTTGGCAAAAATCAAATGAGAAATATGTAATAGGAGAACAAGATCCTACTCAATTACAAATTATAATGAGATCTTTGTATCTTCAAGAAGGGAAAAATCTACTTGATGATTTATTAGGACAAATCCGGGAATTGAATAAATCAGTAATAGATTTTTGTGTGGAGCAAATTACAGTTCAATTAGCTCAAAGAGAAAGTTACTTACGAGATGTTGAACAGGGTGCTCAACCTATGGACCGATCAATTAATGTATCTAGTCGTGGAGAAAAGGTATTGAAAAATAAAATAGGATTTCAAGATGATGATGATTTACCAATAGGTACTTATTTGTAAATTTAATTTTGTTTTACACCTTTAATAAGATCAACCAACGAGGAATCTCCGAATTTCTCTCCATCCTTACCATTAAATTTTTGAATAATACTCATACCGTTTTCTACTATTGGAGTTAACCCCTCAAGGGTTTTCATAAGTTGTGTTTGTGTTTTCATAAGTTCTTTTGTTTCATTTGTCATGCTTGTTAATTGTTCAGGTGTTAATTTAGCATATGCATCCCGAAGTGTTTCACCTAAATCAAGTGAAACATCACCTGAAGTTGATTTTTTTGACACTTCTTTTTTTGCTACCTTGTCTTCTTTTACTTTCTCTTCTACTTTATCATCTACTTTATCATCCACCTCATCTTCATCTTCAGCACTTTCAAAGCTTTCCATAATTTCCATGTTGAATAAATCATATGAAATATAGGATATTAACATTGCTGCCAAAAATGCAGTTGCAGTAAGAACATTAAATACTTTTGAAATTATAAGAATAGATATAAACGTAAGCACAGGTTGCCAATTTGTCATATATGTATGAACTATTACATATATTAATGCTAAAGCAATCACGATTTTTTTCATAATTTCTACTGGAGTCGACATTCTTTATTGTTATTAATAAAATAATTTTTAGTAAATTTGGTTTATTTTAATATAACAAGACTCGAGAATGACACTAATATACCAAATAAAACAGATTTTATGAAGTTACCTATTTGTGTTAATTGTCCATCTTGAATTGCATTAGGTATCTTTTCAAGAAGTACAATTAATTTATCAGAAAATTGCAATGTTAAAAAAAATAACACACTTGCAATAACACCAAGTTTAATGTAATAATACATGTCATCTAAATCAATATTATCCATTAATTTTGTGAAAAAACTTTCTTTTTCTTCAGTTAAAATAGGGGGGGGTAAATATTCTTGACTTGGTATGATTGGTTGGGTTTGAATAGTTTGAATAGGTATCTCAGATAAATCGTCATCTATTGTATCTACAGTCTGAGTTTTGTCTTCTAGTTCGCTTAAAATTTTATTAACTAAATCTTCTTCTTTTGTTGAAGTATTTGGTAAATGATCTAAAGGAGTTGTTTGATGGGATTCTTGTGTTGTTTCCATTTTATTTATGAAGAGACATATAAATGTTTGCTTTTTATAAACGCAGTTTAGATATTTAGTTGTTTGTTTAAATTTTCTAAACTAACTAATAAATCTGTATATTCCATCTTTCCTTTCATACCATATAGTCTGAAATTGAATGTGCGATTGTCTGAAGTACCATTATAATTATTTAGGTGTTTCGTTATTTTATTAAATATTTTAACATGGTTTTCTCTGTAATGATCTTCGATTTCTTTTGAAAATTCCTTTGTAAAATTATACCTATTACGACTCTTTACTGTGTTACATATTGATACAAAATTCATGTAAGATATGATTTTATTATACTCTTTTTGTGCATTTTCACTTCCTTCATTGTCATATCCTGGTTCATGACTAAGTGGATTGTCATCAAAAATAATTTGTATACTTGTAGCAATTGATTTTAATGTTTGACATGCACTCCATTTAGGACCTGACCACGTATTTAATAAAGATAGACATACTTTTCCACAGCAATAAAAATTTGGGTGCATTCTCATACCACGTGGAGAAGCACAGCAAAATGTTGCTTTTGGAGGTACATATGGATGTTTTGATTTATCAAATTCAAGAGTAAAAAAGTATAATCCATTTTCATATGGTGTATCTTTTGGTCCTATTATCATAAGTTTCACATTAAACATATCCTCTTCATCAATATGGTAATAAATACCATCTTTTTCTAAATTCGAGTTCGACATTATCGCAATGTCTTTTAACATCCTTTTTTTGGATGCCATTGTATTTGTGAATTAAGTATATATTATTCTTCATCTATTTACTCCATTTAATTCTGTTAAACGGGAGCACGGAATAATTGCCACGTGTGTCTTTGAAATATTTTTCTAATTTTTTTTGTTTTCGGCTTTTGTTTGAGATATAATCAACAACTTCAGGATATTCATTTGGTCTTGATGGTTTTTTACCATAGCAATTTGCACCAAATTTTAGTTTTGTATTTTTAAAAACTCCTCCGTTAATACCAGGTGATCCACAATCATCTCTTTTATTTTTTGGAGCTTTTTGTAGTTTATCCCATGTTTTCTTTTGTGTAGGGTACAGTCCCATTTTATCTTTACTCCATCCATAACTACACCATTCTGCTCCAGATTTATACGCGTCAATTAATTGATCATATGATGCTAATTCGGAATCCATGGATTTACATAACGCTTCAGCCTCGTCAAAAGTAAATACATTATCACCTATATGATAAACTTCATCCTGTTGCATAGGTATTTTTGGCATATAATCAGACTCTTCTTCTTTTTGTTTTTCATCAAGTTCTTTTTGAACTCTTTCACCTTCTTCTTCTTCTATTTTTTTTTGATTATTTGTATACAAAATATACGCATAATACGATACAGATAATAAAATTATTAAAACTACTACCCAACTTAAAGTAATCGCAAGAGCATTCATTATTATTCACGAATAAAAAAATGAATGCATTTAAATGTAATATACCATAATCTTGTGAATGGCGTATGAGAATGATTTTGACTATACAGGAGACGTATCTAAAATCAATGGAATTCAGTTTGGTATAATGAGTCCAAAGGAAATTCGACAACAATCTGTTGTAGAAATCACAACTCATGAGACATTTAATGGCAACGAGCCTATCGTCGGTGGTTTATTTGATGCTAGAATGGGTGTTTTGGAATATGGACAAAAATGCACAACAGACATGCTTTCTAATAAATTAACACCTGGATATTTTGGTCATATTGAATTATCTATGCCTGTCTTTTATATTCAATATTTTGGGATGGTTCAAAAAACAATGAAATGTGTATGTTTTAAATGTGGTTCTCCGTTAATAGAACTATCAGAAGAGGAAAAAAAGCATTTAATTAACAAACCAAGAAAAACCAGATGGGCATTTGTTTCTGAAAAATGTAAAAAAAATAAGACCTGTTTCGCTTGTTCAGCAGTACAACCAGATAAATATGTGAAAACCGATTTATGCAAATTTCATGGCGAATGGGCAGGAACTAAAGATGAAGAAGTTAAAAAGATTCATTTAACACCTGAATATGTACTTCGTTTATTTCAACGTTTAACGGATGAACATTGTGAGATTTTGGGATTTGACGCTAAGTTATGTCATCCAAGTTGGATGATTTGTCAAGTATTTCCAGTATGTCCACCAGCGTGTAGACCATCTGTAAAACAAGAAAATGGACAAAGAATGGAAGATGATCTTACAATAAAATACTGTGATTTGATTAAATACAACAAATATTTGGCAGATAAACTGAAAAACAATGTTACAGGTAAAATTCTAGAAGATTGGAGAAGTGTTGTTCAATATCATTGTGCCACATTAATAGACAATGAAATTTCTGGTGTTTTACCTGCTGCACAACGTTCTGGAAGACCTTTGAAAGCATTGCGTCAGCGTTTAAAGGCAAAAGAAGGTAGAATTAGAGGTAATTTGATGGGGAAAAGAGTTGATTTCTCTTCCCGTACAGTAATTACTCCCGATCCTGTTATTGATTTAGACGAACTCGGAGTACCTAAAAGAATTGCGATGCAACTCACTTATCCTGAAAAAGTAACTGTTAAAAATATTAAAGATCTAAGAGACGCTATAAGACGTGGACCAAAAGAACATCCTGGTGCTAGATCTGTATACAGACACAATGCTTCAAGAACAATATCTCTAAACCATATTGACAGAAATCATTTGGCATCTCTTATCGAACCAGGTGATATTGTTATACGTCATATAAATGACGGTGACCGGGTCCTGTTCAATAGGCAACCATCTTTACATAAAATGTCTATGATGTCTCATAGAATTAGAGTCCTTGACGGTCTTACATTTAGATTAAACATTGCTGCTACAACTCCTTATAATGCAGATTTCGATGGTGATGAAATGAACATGCATATGCCTCAAAGTATTGCTAGTTCCAATGAATTAGAATGTCTAGCGTCTTTACATAGACAAGTTATAAGTCCTGCACAAAATGCTCCTATTATATCATTTGTACAGGATGCGGTTGTCGGTAGTCATTTATTAACAATGAATGAAAAGGCATTTACACATGCTGAAATGATGAAATTATTGGCATGGAATAAAACTTACAATGGTGATTTTGTAAAAAATAATCCAGATGTTAACAAAGTATTTTCGGGTATAGAAGTATTGTCATATGCTATCCCAGAAAATATTAGTATTAAAATGTACAACAAGATAGACGAAAAAGTTGTTATTAAAAATGGAAAGATCCTATCGGGTACATTTGATAAAAAGGTTTTTGGTAAATTAATTCATATTATATTTCGCGATTTAGGACCAAAGGCTTGTTTGGGATTCTTTAACAATACACAACATATAATCAGAGCGTATCTCATGAAAAACATGTTTAGTGTAGGAATTAAGGATTTGATTTTAGATTCTAAATTATCAAATGATATAGAAGCCAAAATTAATCAAACAAAATTAGAAGTAGAGAAAACGATAAAGACAATTCATTTGAATATGTTTGAAAATTTAAGTTCTGATTCGAATCAAGAGACATTTGAACAGAAAGTGAATATGCAATTGAATGGTGCTAGAAATTCTGCTGGTAACATGTTAAAAGAGAGATGTTTATCAAGGGAAAATAGATTCATGAATATGGTTAATTCTGGTTCCAAGGGAAAATTGATTAATTTATCGCAAATGACGGCGTGTTTAGGACCACAGGATATTGACGGGAAACGGGTACCTTATGGCTATTCAAATAGGACACTGCCTCATTTTGTACAATTCAGTGATGGTGCAGAAAGTAGAGGGTTTGTACAGGGTTCATTCAAAGAAGGATTGAATCCTCTTGAGTATTTCTTTCATGCAATGGGTGGTAGAGAAGGTCTTATTGATACTGCTGTAAAAACATCAAGTACTGGTTATATTCAAAGAAAACTAATGAAAGCATTAGAAGATATGATAGTATCATGGAGTTATTCTGTAAAAGATGCAAATTCTAATATTGTGCAGTTCATTTACGGAGACGATGGTGCTGAAGGTTCTACAATTGAACATCAAGGAATTGATATATTGAATATGAGTATCGATGAGATTAATTTAAATTACGGTTTTGAATTAGAAGATTCGTGGCTAAAATGTTTGAATTCTAAAACTGCTAAAAGGATGTCAAAATCGGGTGTAAAAGATCGACTCAAATCTTATTTGGATACATTCATAGAAATGAGAAGATATTTCATTGAAGATATTTCACAAGGAGCACCTGAATCTGATATAGCACAATCAATAAATGTGAAAAGACTTTTGGACTATATTCCATATGATAAAAAATTCTCAACTGATTTGGATCCTATTACTATTTTAGATGAATACGATGAACTACTTAAAAGATGTTCAATGTCTTCATTAAATCCTGGAAATTGGATGCTTAAATTTCTCATTTATTGTGTTGCAGGACCTAAAGAATTAATATGTAATCGTAGATTATCAAAGGAGTCATTCTACAAATTCATAGAATTACTTGAAAGTAAATATCGTTCTAGTCGTGCAGAACCAGGTGAAGCAGTTGGACCTATTGCTGCTCAAAGTTTAGGAGAACCTTGTACACAATTGACATTAAATACATTTCATCAAGCAGGTGTATTGTCAAAATCAAATGTTACAAGGGGTGTTCCTAGATTGCAAGAACTATTTCATTTGAGTAAATCACCTAAGAACCCATCATTGACGGTTTATTTAAATGAACCTTACAAATATGATAAGGAGATGACACAAAAAATTGGTTCAGAATTAGAATTAACTTTATTGAGAGACATTGTATTGGAGACATCAATATATTTCGATCCAGATGATTCGAAAACACGTGTGAATGATTATGATCAAAAATTAATCGACTTTTACAAAGAATTTGAAGAACTTGTATCTTCTGATGAATTGATCTTATCTAAATGGCTTATGAGATTGAAGTTCGATAAGAAGAAGATATTATCTAAAAATCTTGAAATGGAAGATATATTCTACACAATTACATCTTTCTTCAAACAAGACATTCATTGTATTTATACTGATGATAATTCAAATGAATTGATTATGAGAATCAGAATTAAGTTCAATAATAAAAAAGGAGAAGTCGAAGATACTTCTCAAAGTCTTAGAATGATTGAGAATACAATGTTAGATACAGTTGTTATCAAAGGTGTAGCAGACATTCAAAATGCAATGCTTCGATGTGATAAAAGAGGTGGTTTTATTAATGAATCTGGAAAATTTGAGCAAGTAAATGAGTGGATTCTTGATACAGATGGATCTAATTTCTTAGACGTACTAACACATCCTGCAGTAGATAGTTCAAGGCTTATATCGAACGATATTCATGAATCATATCACGTATTGGGGGTTGAGGCTGTAAGAACTTTATTAATAAGAGAAATTCTTGAAGTTATTGATGATGCTTCAGATGTAGACAGACGACATGTAAGTATGCTTGTTGACATGATGACATATCGTGGAGGGTTAATATCAATTGATAGAAATGGAATGAAATTAACAGAAGCAGGTCCTCTCGCGAAATGTTCTTTCGAAGAAGCAGATCAGCAACTCTATAAGGCTGCTATATTTGCGGATTATGATAATCTAGAAGGTGTATCTGGGAATATTATGCTTGGACAAGTACCACCTTGTGGAACCGGTGTAGTTGATATTCAATTAGATGAAGAGAAATTTAGTAAGTATTTGTCACAATCTAGAAAATATTATAACCGTAACAATTTCAAAACAAAATTGAATGATATACCTGAAGTACCTAAAAATACTGAGGAATATTGTGATGATATCGGATTTGATTTTGATAGTTAGATAATAAACGCGTAATATTTCAATTAATATGTTTTTTTTAAAACAAACAATATTGCTTAAAAGTAATAACTCAAAATAATTTATAGACCAATAAAAAAAATGTCGGAAATGAATACTAGAGCTCCTAAGAATACTTGGAAAGCAATAAGAAGTTACGGAATTGTATTAGTAAGAAGAAATCTTGATCAATATGAATATTTAATGGTGTGTCGTAGAAATACCTTTTCTTTTGTTGATTTTGTTTTAGGTAAATACAAAGAAAATGATATGCAATATGTTATGCAACTTATTCTAAACATGACTTTTACTGAAAGAAATACAGTTAGAAGTGGTGATTATAAGAATATGTGGGAAAGATTGTATGTTAAAACCCGAAAACCCGAGGGTGTGTTCTATGATCAAGTAAAAAGTAAATTTGATAGATCTAAAGATAAAATTATTTATTTAGAATCTAAATTACCTTGTTTATGGAAATATCCCGAGTGGGGGTTTCCAAAGGGAAGAATAAATACAAATGAAGATTCTATCGAATGTGCAAAAAGAGAATTATATGAAGAAACGATGGTAAGGCCCGAATCTTACAAAATTGATATGTCTATAAAACCATTCGAAGAGGAATTCATAGGTACGAATGGACATAAATACAATAATCGTTTTTATATAGCATTTGTTGATGGTAAATGTGATGCATATTTGGATACGAATAACACAAGTCAAGTTAGAGAAATAAGTCAAATAAGGTGGTTTAATTTTTCAAAAGCATCAAGAATAGTAAGATGTCACGAACATTCCAAAAAATATTTTTTAAAGGAATTAAATCGATTACTTACTAAAAAAATGTTTGCGTCATCTAATTATGAATCTAATATTTTTCATTCAAATAGCTCTCGTCATAATAATACTAATGGGAATATACTTTACTAACAAACAATTATTTACAATTGAAGCCTTTACAGGTTCAAAATGGGATGATTACATGACAACTAAAATATCAGGAGTTACCTGGAAGTATAATGGCCCAACAACTCGCGTTGAATACGAATTCGATGAAAATCATCCATCTGGAAAAAAAACTAGAATGGCACCTGTAACATGGAATTCTTTCCAAACAAAATCACTTAAGTGTAATATGTAAAAACATATATTATATGGAGTTTACTTCCAATGGTACTGAAACAGTTAATAATGCTGCACCTGTAGAAGATTTCTTGGATGAAGATAAACCAATTTCTGGACAATCGTATTGTTGTTTGTCCTTTCTTTCACCGGAAAAGGTATTGCAGAAAAAAGAGGTGTTTTTCGTTAAAGAATTTTTTAATTATCTTAATTTGCCAGATATTGAGAATTTAGAGAACAAATATGAAGATTTTATCGCACTTAAAGAGCAGGAAGTCACTACTAAATTCAAAGAGGTTGTTGGTGGAAGTACATGTGTACGTGGATTAAAAGTAAGAGGTGTATACGATACACGAAAAGAAGCAGACGTACGTGCACAAGTATTGCAACGTTTAGATAGAAGTCATCATGTTTATGTTGCTCAGGTAGGATATTGGTTACCATGGGATCCAAATCCTGATAATGTTCAAGAATCTGAATATTTGGAAAAAGAACTAAATACTCTTATGAAGCAATATAAATCAAATGAAGTTCAAAGAGATATGTTTTATGCTGAACAAGTAAGAGAATACAAGAATAATGCTGCAAAAAATAACGCTGAAAAAGAAAATGCCGAATCAAAATCTACAGATGTTAAAATTGTAGACTCTGAAACAGTAACTGAAGAAACACCTCAAGATAATTAGTAAACACTAAGCTAACTATAATGAATTTATACGCCCACCTATTCTTCCACCTGTTCTTTTCTTTATAATGTTAATATACTCAAGATAACAATAAGATTGTAATCTATTTCTTTGTGTTGGTGCCCATGTATTTGATATAGGCACAAACCCTCTAAGATTTATATTACCTGAGTTTTTTATTATATAAAACTCTTTGTTCAATTTTATGTATTTATCTTCAACAGACATATATGCTATGTCTTTCCATTTATTTACAATATTTTCAATAGAAGTAATTCTTGATCTAATCAAAAAATGAGTGAACATATAACTCATTCTTCTACAAAAATTTTTTAGACGGTGAGTATATATAGATACTAATGATTCAGTTGATATGAGTGGAAATAATTTTACAGGTGGTTCAAAATCAAGTATATCTTTATTGTATTCTTCCATCATCCCATAATGTTGCTTAAGCTTCTTTAAATTATTTGAATATTGGTTATATTTGTGTTTTGCACGGCGATTATTTATACGAGATATTGCAGTGAATTTGCAACTCACCGAAAAACCCGTACCTCTACCATATAATATTATCTTTGAACCTATACCAAATTTAGATGATACCTTTTTCCATCTCCCAAAAGCATGTCCTAGTATATAACCTTTTTTGTCTATTAGTTTGACTCTAGCCTCTCCATAATTTTCTAGTTCCCAATATAAACTCATTTTAGATTTTTCATTTACTTTTACTAAAAATATATAAGGAATCATTGTATTTGAATCCTTATTTGGTATTTGTAAGCTACCATAAGAATCAAGTAAATTTCTATTTTCTCTTTCTTTACGATCTTTTAATAAGTTTTTTTCCATAATTTTTATTTCATTTCGCAATAGTTTTGCTTGTGCTTTAAAATGTTCTGCTTCTGGACTTACTACAAATATATTACTTAATCCAACCACATTACTTACAAGAACAGGAAATAGATATACCAATTTTTTAAATAACATCTATTAAATTAACCATTTATGTTTATTACTCATTTGTAGAAAGACATATTCTTAACATATAATTATCAATAGCAATTATACTAAAAAATATACCACAAGAACACACAATCGTCAATATAATATATAAGTCTTTTTTCTGTTTGAAAAAAATAATTAGTAATAAAATTAGTACAACAAATAGAAAAAATATACAAATACGTTTATATAATGAATAAATAGTTAGAGGTGACTTTTCAGATTCCAAATTAGTAAATACAATAACATTTTGTCTACATATCACACATTTAGGATCGCGTTTTTTAATATGCCATTCAACATAGCATGTTTCACATATATGATGATTACAAGATAGATTAATAAAAATGAAGTTGTTACTACTTTCGATATCATCATCTTCTTCTGAATTTTTTGTTACGAAACAAATAGGACACGTATATATCATATCTTCTTAATAACTTCATATTTACTATATTGATTTCTTGTTAATAATTATTCTATTTAAATATGTTGAACCCATTGTATGTTTTCGAAACCCTTTTTGGTTCAGATATCGTTCATAATATTACTGAATTTACACAAAACCCGTTTATTGAAAGTCGTATAACAAGAGTCAATGCTATATTAAACGAGTTAGATAAAGTATACGATACATTCTCTCTATATACCAAAAGGGAAATAACAGAATTATACAATGATATACTCAAAATTCAGAAAAAGGGAAAAGATATTTCAGAAATACGAGAAGATATATTAGAAATTCATGAGGATATATCAGATTTATACGATGAACTTAAGAATGTTAGTGATTATGAACTAATGAAATTTAAACCGAGAGTTTGTACAAAGTTTGTTCTTGAAAAACATTTAATGTGGTATTTTAACGATAGTAAACATTATACTGTAGCAAAACAGCTTTATAATGAATGTTTACAATTGAATTTGATGTAAATATACACTTAATTAATTGTTAAAATGGAAAATACAGAACATGTGAATGTAAAGTCGATGGTCGATTTGCACGTATATGCACAATGTATGTATCAGAACGTGGTTGTATAATTAAGATTCTTAATTTTTTTATAAATAATTAGTATAATGAAAGGTTATTTACCAATTATCTTAACAATTATTTTAATAAGTATGTTAATATTTATTATAAATAATACAAGACCAAAGATAAGTATTTTAATATTAAGTTATGATAGACCAGAAAATTTAGATAAATCATTACCTATACTAAATAATTATCGTCTAATAGATGAAATAATTGTATCTCATGGAAGTAAACAACATTATAAAGAATTTAATTTTAGTAAGGTAAAAAATATACAAGATTTTGAAAATAACAAATTATATGGTGCTGCAAGACGATGGTCAAATATAGAATATATAAATAATAATATAGTATTATTTTTAGACGATGATATGTTACCTAGTGAATATCTAATAGCAAAAAGCTATTTCGTTTTATTAGTAAATTATTATAAAAATACAATTTACGGCACAATGAGAAGAAATTGTAATAATACTGGCTATTCTTTTTTAAATAAAAAAACGAATGATTATGATACTATATTAACACCTTTTTTGATGTGTAAAAAACAACTAGTTATAGATTATTTAAATATCAACTTTAATGAAAATAAAAAATGGTTGATAGAACACAATGGCAATGGTGAAGATTTAGCATTTAATATATTTATAAGAAATCATTACAATGAGAAACCGTTATATATATCAGGTAATTATGAAGAATTAAACAACTCAAATGGATATTCATCCATGTCTAAACATTATAATGAACGAAATGAATTTTGTAAAAGATATAGTTAAAATTAATTGTTTTGTAAAAATGATTGCGTTTTTTTTATAGTATTGTTAAAAATACATACAATATGTCGTTTTTATTAGACAAACCAATAATAAACATTCCGCCATCTGAGCCATATTACAGCTGGTTGAGAGAGATTTACATTGTATTACAATTTAGTTTACCTGTTTCAGACCATGATATTAGTAATTATGATAAGATAATAAAACTAAAAAAGAATACAAAAAAATTCAAAAGAATTGTCGATAAAATAGAAAAAAGTTATATTACAAGCTCTATCAGTGCTGATATCTCCACTAAAGAATATAATTTTATTGATTGTTTCCAACACCCATTTCAACGAGAATTTTCTATGTATTTAGTAAGTTCAAATGATTTATACGACGAAAGTAATACTCCTAGACAGAAATTTAAATACTATATGAAAGTTTTAGCAGAACTAAGTAAATCTTACCTTTATTATAAATATAAAGGCATGCCGTATACAGAATGGAATTTGTTATGTCTTTATATCTTGTCAAGTCACTATTTTGATAAAATAGAAAATACTTTGGAAAGTCAGATGAATTTATCTAAAAAGTCTTTAATGTTGTTTAAGATTGACTTTTATAAAAGTATTATTGCTGGAAGAACATCATCAAAGAACTATGCATATTGGATAGGAAATGTTCCAATGGTTTTTGATATGAATATTATATGGAGTAAAAAATTTGGGAGTTGGGATGCTGAAGAAAATACGAATCCCCAATTTAACAAAAAAGACATTTTGTATAAACGTCTTGAACAATCAAAAAGAGAGTTACGTGATTTTACTAATAACGAGAAATTACGCAAAGTTGTTTCTGATTTATTTCAGTCACAAAGTAAATATATTTCGTTAATCCGTGACCGATATATTCTAAAAGGTATTATAACAGAAATGAAAAACGATATAGAATTTTGGGATGACAAAGATTGTATTGGTGTAAAACTTCAAAATATTACTTTAAATATGCCAAACACTGAACTATTACAACTTGCTGAGAATTACCTCGAGGACGAACATTTTGAGAATTACTTTCAAAAATTTCTAAATAAAGAAGACAAAAAAGGACTCAAAAAAATTATCAAATTATTCTCACCTAATGACATAAAACACAATGTAAGTAATAAAAAAAAGACTGACCAATTATTTGAATTATTTAAACAAAAAGGAACAGAGAATGAAGTAAATACGATCGGCAAATTGCCATCTGACAACTTAAAAATAATTTATGAATACGCAAATATTTAAATGGTTATTACAATGCAACCTATAGTATACTTAATTATACCATTTTTTTAATGTTTTCATTTTGCTAATTTTATTTGAAAACATTACAAAATTAAAATGAATTAGATATGGACTTATTTTTGTCTTATTTCTTTCTTCATAGTAATATTTGCCGTTTGGATATAACTCAATTGGTAACATCTCGTAATTTATCATATTACGTTTTTTATTTACAAAATGCTGATCGTTAGGGTAATTTATGGACGTATCTATGTCGAACATTTTTTTGGTTTTAGCATTCGATTTAATTGCTAAAAACCCAGAACATATCTCACCCGTCATGTTTTTACCTTTCCATTCACATTGTGCTAACATATCAAGATCTTTATTTTTTGTTAATTTTTCATAACAATATGTAATAAATCTACTATCTTCTACTACAATATCACCATCTATATATATTACTATATCCGATAGATCTAATTGTTCTCTTATAGATACTATTTTTTGTATTGTTACAAGAGACCAATTTTTATCACAGTATCTTGATGTTTCTTTGCATATATCTCCAAGTGATTGAACTTCTTCATAATTTTCACTTTTCAAAGTATTATAACATGTTTCATCAATTGTAAATATTTTAACAGGACATTTTATATTAATTCTATCAATTGATTTTATACAATTTTTTGTAATATTTAGATATGGAGTATTTGTTATTGTAATCAATTTAACTTTATCATAAAATCCTGGAAAAATATTGTCAAAATTAATTGGCCAAAAAAAGGGAACATTTCTACAATCAGACCACATTGTACTGCGACGAATCATGCTTTCTTGTGATTCTCTAGGATAATTATTCATTATTAATCTACCAAAATTGTACTTAGTGTGTAGCATCTTCTCATAAACATTGTTTAAATATGTATCGTTTATTTCAGAGTAATCCGTTGTATATAAAACAGGAAGATCTTTTAATTTATTTTCCATATTTGTATTTCTTTCAATTATTGGAATTGCACCACAATAAAGTGATTCCCAATGACGATGAGTATCTATACCATTTCCTTCTGGACTAATAACAAATTTTGATCTCAATAGTCTTTCATAGAAATTATCTAGTGCTATCTTGGTATTTCTAATATTGTTTTTGGTTATATTTTCAATTACTTTTTTTCTAGAGAAGCAATCTTTTTTACGTCTTTTTTCATCCATTGTAGGACTAAATGAAGAAGATACAATAAGACTTTTGTTATTTTTTTTTTTACTTATAATATCATACAACATTTTTGGCGAACATCTATGTGATATACCTATTGGTTCATCTACCATAGCATCATCCCCTCGTTTATCCGTTCTATCAGATGAACTATTATATATAATATTTTCCATACTTAAATATGATGATTCTTGCCATTCTTTTAAAGTCATAATCAATTTGTTATTTTGTTCGATATCAATCGTACTAGTAACATAAGAAGTCATTCTTTTATTTATTATTATAATAGACTATTCTTATTAAAAAATATTTTATTGTAATATAAATTAAAAAAATGATTATAAATCAATTATAATACTAAAACGATAGTTAGTCTACATGGGGTTTGAGTTTCAAATAATAGATTGGTTTTCAAGAGATGAAACTATACAATCTGAAAATGATGAAGACAATTCCGATGGAGATAACGCTCAACCTATATGGGATGAAGAAAACAAATTTAAAAAGAATAATAAACCACCTGAAGAATGTATTAAAAATCAATATGCAATCTACATGACAGGTAAAACATCTGAAGGAGAAACTGTAAATGTTAAAATACTTAATTTTACACCTTTCTTTTGGATAGAACTACCATCGGAATTCAAAAAACACCAAAAAGATACTTTACTTGAAGGTCTGCGATCTTTATTATACAGTAATGTTCAAGGTGAATTATTAGTAGACAGATGCAGCGTTCGCAAAAAATTTAAATTTAGAGATTATCAATGGAACAAACCAAAGCGGTTTATACAACTTGTCTTTAAAAGTCAAAAAACGTTAAAACAACTTTACTATAAACTAAAGGATCCAGTCACGATTCATGGTGTTGTAAAGTACTATAAATTCAATATATACGAAAAGAATATAGATCCTATACTTAGATTCATTCATATACGGGAGATAAAACCCGTTGGATGGGTAACATTAGATAAATATTCTAAGCAAAAAGAAGGATACAACACATATGCAAAACACAAATTTCAAGTAGACTGGAAAGATGTGAATCCTAGTGAAACAACAAGTATTGGTAAATTAAGGATTGCATCTTTTGATATTGAAGCTGATTCAAGTCATGGTGATTTCCCAATTGCTAAAAAGGATTATTATAAATTAGGACAAAACATATGTGAGATGATTAAACTATTGAAAAAAAGAGGAAAGACTGTAACTCCTACACACATTTCTAAGTGGATAACGTCTGCATTTAGACACTATGATGATAGAAGTCCTAAATATGATTCTGATATTCTTGATAAGATAAAAGTGATATATCTTAAAAATAAACATGAACTAGACTTAAGATCTATATATCAAATTGAGCAAGAATGTTATGAAGCAATTGATTTAAACGATATCAATAAAACGACTGCAAAACTTGTTCGTATATTTAATAAAAATCTACCTAGTGTTGAAGGTGATAAAGTTATTCAAATTGGTACTGTTTTAACTGATTACGGAACAGGAAACATAACCAGACATATCGTAACCTTAGGAACATGCGATAAAATCAGCGGTACTCAAGTTGTAGAATGTAAAACCGTAAAACAATTGTATGTAGAATGGATAAAATTCATAAAACAACAAGAACCCAGTGTTCTTACCGGTTATAATATATTTGGTTTTGATTTCAAATTCTTATGGGAATGTGCAGAAGAATACAATTGTGTTTCAGAATTAAAATCAATAGGACCTATACGCAATCATGATAGTAAATTACTACATAAAGAATTACAATCATCTGCACTTGGTCAAAATCATCTCTATTATTTAGATACCCCTGGAATAATTCTAGTTGATTTAATGAAAGTCATACAAAGAGAACATAGTTTGTCTTCTTACAAATTAGATAATGTTGCAGTTGACTTCATAAATGGTATTATTACAGGTATATTAGATTCAGGACGTGACGATGTATTGCGTGTGTCTACTAAATCTACATTTAGTCTTCAGAAAGGTCAATACATTATGTTTCAAAAATCAAGTATTATTGGAAAAGAAAATATTGATAGCAAACGACTTGTAGTAGATTTTTCACCAAATGAATGGATAGAAGTAGAAGGTAAACATCATTCATTTGATGAAGAAACATTATTCGCTAAAAAATCGTACCTATGGGCGGTTGGCAAAGATGATGTATCGCCACAAGATATTTTCAGATTACAAAATGAGTCTTCTGCTGGACGTGCAAAAGTTGCTAAATATTGTGTTCAGGATTGTGAGTTATGTATTCATTTAATGCAAAAACTAGAAATTATTGCAAATCATGTTGGTATGGGCAATGTTTGTTTGGTTCCATTGTCGTATTTATTTATGAGAGGACAAATGATAAAAACATTGAGCCTTGTATCCAGTGAATGTAGAAAAGATGGATATTTGATTCCTGAATTACCAAAACCACCCGAAGATGTAAAAGAAAGTTATGAAGGTGCAGAGGTATTAGAACCAGTACCTGCAATTTATCTTAATAATGATCCAGTAAGTGTTTTAGATTATGGGTCTTTATACCCATCATCAATGATAGGAAACAACATCAGTCACGATACGATTATCAAATCGCAAGAATATTTGGGCGATTCGGGTGCAAAATTATTGAAAGATATGAATATTGAGTATACAGATGTTACTTATGATAATTATTTAACCATTCAAAAAGGAAAATCTTGGATTAAGAAGGTTCATCCTACAGAGAAAACTGTAACATGTCGATATATTCAACCCCCTTTAGATAAAGACGGAAACACAATAGATAAAAAAAGAGGAATTTTGCCTAGAATCTTAATGAAACTTCTTGCTGCAAGAAAAGCAACTAGACAAATGATTAAAACTGAAAAAGATCCGTTTAGGATCTCTGTTTTAGATGGTTTGCAATTAGCATACAAAATCACTGCAAATTCATTGTATGGTGGTGTTGGAGCAGCAGTAAGTGCATTGTATTATAAAGATATTGCAGCATCAACAACTGCAACAGGAAGAGAACATCTATATTTAGCAAAAGATTATGTGAACAAACATTATCCAGATGCGGAAGTAGTTTATGGAGACACTGATTCAATATTTGTAAATTTTAAATGCCGTACTGAAACTGGAAATATGATGCCACCAAAGGAGGCTTTACAAGCGTCAATTGATAAATCTATAGAAGTTGAAAAAGGCATTCAACCATTGCTCAAATATCCTCATAAGTTAGAATATGAGAAAACGTTCACACCGTTTATATTATTCAGTAAAAAGAGATACATTGGTAATAAGTATGAGTTTGATATAAACTCTTACAAACAGTCTAGTATGGGTGTTGTAACGAAACGCAGAGATAATGCACCAATTGTAAAATATACATATGATGGTATTATTTCAAGAATAATAAATCAGCAAGATATACCAGAGAGTATAGTATTTCTTAAAGAAACTATAAAAAAGATATTAAATGGTGATTTTGGTATAAATTACTTTATTATCACAAAGAGTTTGAGATCAGAATATGCGAATCCCGAACAAATTGTTCATAAAGTGTTAGCAGATAGGATGGCCCAACGCGATCCAGGAAATAAGCCACAATCAAGTGATAGGATACCTTACGTTTATATTTATAACAAATCATTTAATAAAAAATCTTTACAAGGTGAAAGAGTTGAGCATCCAAATTATATATTGCAGCATAATTTACCTATTGATTATTTATTCTATATCACAAATCAAATTATGAAACCCGTTTGTCAGATTTATGGATTGGCTCTAAACCATTTGGAAGGTTATTCAAAGAAAGATTCTTATTGGAAAAATCTAGAGAATGAATACAAAGGAAAGGGTTATACAACTTCAGAGATAAGAGAACGTGTTATGAAGAAAAAAGCAGAAGAGGCACAGAAATTGTTGTTTGAACCTATTGTCAAAAATGTAACAACAAAAAGAAAGGCATCTGGAGAAGGTTTATTAAAAGGTCAAAAACAAATAACAAGTTTCTTCACAAAAAGAACAAATTAAGAGAGTACTACAAAAATTTTTTATTTAACAAAAATGATTTTGCTAATGTAAATAATATGAAATACTAAGTAATAATGGAGTCTGCTTTTATTCATAATAATTTAACATTAAAAAGATCAAATAGCCATAATACATTATGTTACATGAAAAGGTCAAATAGTCGTATTTTATTAAAGGATTTAATGAATAATCTAAAAAAAAGCAATAGTCATAATTCATTAAAGAATTTGTCTGAATTAGAAGAAGAAGAGAAGACAACTGTTTTTAAAAACTTGTATTCTAATTTAAAAAAAGGTACTAACCAAAATACAGTAAAAACATTAAATGAATTAGAAGACGATGAGAATACTATAATCAATGATATAATTGAACCAGTATCATTTGAATGTGGAAATAAATTAACAGATTATGTTGAAAATGGTCATAGTATAGATATTTTTGGTGATGATTATCCTATCCGAAATGCAATGTTACTATTATTGTATACATCTTTTAGTAAAATTAAAGAATTTCCCAAATTACTTAAAAATAATGATAATAGTATTAGCTTTTCTTTGTTTGTGGAATTTTTAGCACCAATCTTAGTGAACACTGTTATGAAAAATTTGATAGGAACAGGTATTCATGAGTTTCTTCATCAAACTATATACAAAATTCACTAAATACATAGCTAACTAGATACTCAACCCCTTATTTGGACATACATTCTATTGTACATATATATCCCTTACATATACATACCTTGCACATATATACCCCTTATACATAATTTCCCTTATTTGGATATACATGATCTTGTACATATAATTCAAATACTGATCTTACAGTATTAATTCATATAAGATATCTCAAGGAAGATTAAATACATTTTTTAATTAAATAAACATTATGAAAGTGTTGGTAGAAAATTCTGGAATACAACTAACAATTGAATCATTAAACGATAGTATAGAGTCGTCTATTTCTTTGAGACAAGTAAACAATGTTGCAGAAAATGCGATGAAAGAATTAATAACACTAATCAATTATAAAGAAATTTATAATAGTGAACAATACGAAGAAAATGATAATAACGAACAAAACAATTATAGTGAACAAGATGAAGAAAACGATGAAAGTGATGAAAGCGATGAATCTTGTAGCGAAGATGATGACGATGACGATGAACTTGGTAGTGATGATATAATTGATTTAGAAAATAAAAATAAAGAATGGGAAGAAAATTGTATTAATATTAAAGAACTTATTGTAAAAGAAGATAAAAAAAGATTGAAAGATTTCATATCTACTATAAATGATGTAAATACACCAATAATAATCAAAGGACTTAAAAAAAATCAAAGAGAATGGTCTTTTAAATTTTTTAAATCATTAAATAAGGATTCTATTGATGTTACAACTTGGTCTATGAAAGTGAATCAAGAAAGGGTTTTCTACATAAAACTAGATTAAAATATTTTGTCTCTGAATAATACGATGATAGCAATGATAATGAATAAAATAATAATAGATATTACAGCAGAAAGAATACCACGAGACTTTCTTAATGACATTGTACAGCAAGCACGTAAAGTATTATCTATGTCTTCTTCGTCGTATTGAAGTAATACTTCTTCATCCTTTTTTATTTTAGAATCATTCTTGTAAGGTACATTTTTCTCAACAATATATTCTTTATCGTTTATATTGAATTTTAATGTGGCCATGCATGTTTTTGTAACTTCATCACACAAACTGCTAACCACTTTTGAATATATTAATTTTTCAGCTGGTTTTACTAAATTATAAATGGCATATGATGTAGAACCTATGAATGATAATATTAAAATTACAATTGATGCAATGCATACTATGCGAATTGTTTTAGCGTCTTTTGTCATTTGTTCTTCCGTTAAAGAGGCTACTCCCGTCATAGTTACTAAAGGTGGTATTGTTTGCTCAACAGATGGTGGTAATACAGTAGGTGGTACACCTTCGGCAGGTATCGATGGGGGAACTGGTTCTTGTACAGGTGTTGTTTCCGCAGGAGCAGGGACGCCTTCAGCAGGAGTAGGGACGCCTTCAGCAGGAGTAGGGACGCCTTCAGCAGGGGCAGGGACGCCTTCCTCAGGGGCAGGGACGCCTTCCTCAGGGGCAGGGACGCCTTCCGCAGGGGCAGGGACGCCTTCCGCAGGAGTAGGAACGCCTTCAGCAGGGGTTGGGATGTCTTCCGCAGGAGTAGGGACGCCTTCAGCAGGAGTAGGGACGCCTTCCGCAGGAGTAGGGACGCCTTCCGCAGGAGTAGGAACGCCTTCAGCAGGAGTAGGAACGCCTTCAGCAGGGGTTGGGATGTCTTCACCAGGTACAGTTTCAGCGGGTGCAGCAGGAGGAATTGGTTCGTCAGCCTCATCTGATTCTTCATCAAATTCCGAATCTTCTCCTTCAGATTCTTCTCCTTCAGATTCTTCTTCCTCAGATTCTTCTCCTTCAGATTCTTCTCCTTCAGATTCTTCAGATTCTACTTCAGATAATTCTTCTTTACTACCTTCTTCAATGGTGGATACGTCTTCATCAGCGGGTAGATCTTCATCAGCGGGTAGATCTTCATTGAGTGCATTTTCGGCAGGTAGAACTTCTTCTTCAGTGGGTGGTGCATCAACGGGTGAATCATCAGGAGATACCTCGATAGGAGCATCTTCAACATTTTGTTCTTCACGTGCCATTATATTAATAATTGAATCATAATATTTTTCATTATTACAAACTTTGTATTTATTATAAATGATTAAGACAGGTGTAAAATTATTTAACAATATATGTTGATTTTGTAGTAAAAAAAGACATATTTATATTTTTACGTTTTTATTTGTCTTAAGAATAGAGATAATCCTCTATTTGTATTTAGTTTTTTTGCTTCTTTTATTTTAACCCATCGAACTTCGTGTATTTCTTTTTTATCTCTTGGTTCGAAATATGTATTAAAATATCTATTCAATTGAATTATAAAATAGATAGTATCGTATATAATTATATGAGTATCGTCTTTATTTATAGGATGAAATATACCTGTTTCTTCTAATATTTCTCGACGAGCACCTATATGTGGTTGGCAAAATTCTTCTTGTATAAGATGTCCTTTTGGTAATCCCCATTTATTTTCATTTTTAGAGTGACTTAATCTATTTAATACGAGAAGAATATGTGTTCTATCTGTGTCAAATATAATACCACCAGCACGACAAATACTTTCCGTATCTGTCGCCATACTTGATTTGTAATCTAAATAATAAAACATATCATTTTTAAATCAATTCATATAATGGAAGAACAAATTGTTAAAAAATACAAACAATTTACTAAATTAATAAATAAAACATATTCATCCGACTCTCCAAATGTACCCTTTGCTAGAAACAATGATGGTAGTATTAATTTCACACATAATAATGTTATTTTTAAATTGATACCACCATCCAAAATAACTTATAATGAAGCAAAAGATAGTGAAAAAGGCAAATGGATTAAAGATACTTTTGATACAAACAATAAAAATGACGATTTAATTCGTATAAAGGAATTGTTGTCGAAAACTAAAAATAGAAAAGAATATTTGTCATTACAAAAAGAGAAATATGAACTACAATCAAAGATCTATAATGAGATGACTAATAATAATAATTGGGAAACATCTCGTGTTTGGGGTACTACAGGTGAATTTTCCAAATTAAAGATGTTATACCGTCCTCTTACTGGACATCATTTTAATAGAGAAGATGTAAAAGGTAAATGGAATATATTAACTGAAGACGATAGTGGTAATTTATTTGAAGAAATAGAAATAGACTACAATAATTTGTATGAAAATTGTAAAAAATTGAAAGAAGAAGGTGTTCTTTATAGTGATAAAAACATTTTTTCAAGATTAGAGAAAACTTTAAATCTACCAGAAAAAACTTTGAATGATTATACAATTTTTATTAAAGATTTATATAATTCTATTGAAGTTGCAAAAGAATTACCAAAAAAGGATGCATTAAAGGGTACTACAAAAGATTTGTTACAAGATGTTAAAAAGAAGATGCCCAAAAAAGACAAACCTGTGAAAGAATCAAAAAAGAAGGAATCTAAAATTATTAAAAAAAAATCAAATGAAGAATCTAAAAAAAAATGTACAAATAGAAATCCATCGCCTGACAATGATGGCAATTGCCCAAGTGATAAACCATATAAAAGAGATGGCTGTTGTTATAAAACTAAGAAAAGACTTAAAAAAATAGGGGGAGGATGGTCACCATTAGATAAACGAAATCTATTTTCTTTTAAAAAAGGTGCAAGAAAAAATACTTCAATACAAAAAAGGCTAACTTGGAAAAATGTAACTAAATCTGGTGGAGGAGTCATATCTAACAATGTAGGGTGTGCAACATCAAACGATGTATATGAAAATTTAGGGTTCGAGGAAATTATATTTTAATAGAAAATTTATGTAAATAAAGAAATAGATATTAATTGGATAATGGATATATTTAGAAAATATATTGCAGAAAACCCATACTATTTAACACAACATTCTATAGATTCATTTGATACTTTTACTTTAGATGGTATAAAAAAGGCAATATTAGAGAAAGAACATCCAGTAAGAGTACTTAAAAAAAAGGATAAGTTATCGACTACATTTACACATCGTATTAATTTGTATTTTGGAGGACGAGGTGGTGATGAATTTTACTATGAAAAACCTTCGCAATTACCCAACACATGTAGATTAGAAGGTAACGACTACTGTGGTACTTTAAAAATAAAAGTACTTGTTGAAATTATTCAAGATGAAAATCTCTTATCTGAAAATGTATTTGATGTAGATTTTCTTAAGATACCTACTATGTTACATTCAAAGAGTTGTTTATTAAGAGGTATGTCTAAAAGTGAATTACATTCTAAAGGTGAATGTCCATACGAACAAGGAGGATATTTTATTATAGGTGGATTAGAAAAGGTTATAGTTTCTCAAGAACGAAATTTATTAAATAATATCCAAACCATGTATTCACCAGACGAATACCCTTTTACATACAAATCTTATGTTAAAAGTAGAGAAGAAGGTAGTGCACAAATACCACAAAGTACTTATTTAAAATTAAACGAAGATACTGGAGGGCTTTGGATTCTTGTACCCTTTGTTAAAAAAATGGTACCAGTATGTCTAGTTATGAGGGCTTTAGGTATTGAAACTGACAAAGATATGATGAATATAATTTGTGGTGATATTAATACTGAATCTGGTAAATTAATTGCTTCTTTAATACGTCCTAGTATATCTGAAGGTGGGATACTTTATAATCAAGAAGCGGCATTAAGATATTTAGCTACTTTGACAAAGGTTCAACCAGAAAAAGGAAATGTTAAATGGAAGGAAAATATTTTGTATATTTTAACAAGACGTTTGTTTCCTCATTCAAATAGAGAGTCTACAAAGTTGTTATATAAGGCATTCTATTTATCTCATATGATAAGAAATATTTTGTTAACAAAACAAGGTTACTACAAAGTTACTGATAAAGATGCGTTCTCACAACGACAATTTCATACTGGTGGTGATTTATTGACTGATATCTTCAGAGATTTCTACAGTGAATATATTGATGATGTGAGATCAAAGCTTTATAAAAGATTTGAGTACAAAAAGGAATATAGAGAAAAATTTCAAAATATTTTGATAGATGCAAATTCCAAACCTATTTTTGATAAGACTAATTTTCAAGCAAGATTAGACAAGTCATTTAGAGGTCGTTGGGGTAAAAACCCAAATGCGGAAGAAAACTTGGGAGTTGTGCAAGATTTACAAAGACTTTCATATTTAGGTTCAATTTCTCATTTAAGAAGAACGCATTTATACTTACCAGAAACAGCTAAATTGGTTCAACCTAGACGATTACATGGTTCACAATGGGGTTATATATGTCCCATAGAAACACCTGATGGTGGTAATGTATCACAATTGAAACATATATCTATTATGGTAAGATATTCGGATTCACTTATATCTGAAGGTTTATACCCTATCTTTTTTATATTGGGTATGATTTCTATAGTTGATATGAATAAAACAAATCATAATTATCATAAAGTTATAGTAAACGGTCATTGGGCTGGTGTTGTTTCAGAACCAGATGTATTTACAAATATGCTTAAAGATCTTAGAAGAACAAAATTAATACATTATTCTATTTCTATAACCTGGAAAATATCAATTAAAGAGATTCGTATTTGCACTTTAGGTGGTAGATTATTACGTCCTCTATTTATTGCCAAAAATTATGATATAAAGAAGATAACTTCTCAAAAATGGAGTGAGTTAAGTCAAGAGTATACAAATGATGTAATTGATAATAGATTTTTTATAAAAATATCTAAGAAAAATCCATTAAACGATCTTATAGACAAAATTTCCAAAAGAACCAAGTCAATTATTGAATATGTTGATCCGAGTGAATCTGATACAATTTATGTTGCAATGAATCCATCGGAAGTTAAAAATCACACTCATATTGAATTACATCCTTCTCTTATATTAGGAACAACTGCATTAACACTTCCATTTTTAGAACATAACCCGTCCCCAAGAAATTTATTCGCAGTTGGTCAATGTAAACAAGCAGTATCTACATACGTCTCTAATTTTAGGAATCGTATGGACCAGACTGCATCAATTTTGTTTTATGGTCAGAAACCTTTAGTTCATGCAGGTTATTTAGACATTATTAACAAAAACAAATTTTGTTATGGAATAAATGCAATTGTTGCAATTGGAACATTTACCGGATATAACCAAGAAGATTCTATTATATTAAACAAAACATCCGTAGAAAGAGGTATGTTTTTATCAAGTTATACAAAAACACACTCGTTAAGAGAGGAATCTTCTTTTATAAATACTATTAAAATATGTAATCCATTAAAATCATCTAAACTTATTTTAAATTTAAAACCAGGATATGATTATAGTCTTTTGGATGATAATGGAGTTATAAAGGTAAATAGTATTGTTAAGGCAAATACAATATTGATAGGAGCATGTATTAAGAATGAAAGTGGTGATTGGATAGATTCAAGTTTAACATATGGAATGGCTCACGAACATGAAGTTGTTAGGAAAGTATATATATCAGATTGGGTAGAAGCTTCATCTGATTTGGGAAATATACCTAGAATTGCGAAGGTTATGACATCTGAAATTAGAATACCAATTGTTGGAGATAAATTTGCAGCACGATCTGCACAAAAAGGTACAGTTGGTTTATTAGTAGAGCATTGTAATATGCCTTATACAGAAGATGGAATTGTCCCTGACATTGTAATAAATCCTCATGCATTTCCAAGTAGAATGACAATGGGTTATTTCTTAGAAATGATTAGTGGATTATTTGGAATTGAGTCAGGTGGACTTATAAACGCATCTGCATTTCATGGAAATACAAATATTGATGAATTGATATTGGAATTATTGGATAAAATAGGTATAAAACATAAAGGAGAATATCCCATGCATAATGGAATAACGGGAATAAAAACATGTGCGAATGTGTCTATGGGACCAGTGTTTTACCAAAGACTCAAACAAATGGTTAGTGATAAGATTTATGCAAGAGGGTCGGGTGGACCCAAAGATATGTTAACAAAACAACCTTTACATGGAAGAGCAAGAGGGGGAGGTTTAAGAAATGGTGAGATGGAAAGAGATGTGTTATTATCTCATGGAATATCACAATTTTCTAAAGAAACATATTATGAGAGAGCCGATGCATATCAAACTTATATAACAAATACATCAAGTGATTTTGTACCACCACAAACAGAAAACGCTAAGAAAATACAAATTCCATATGCATTCAAATTGCTTAATCAAGAAGCTAGAACAATCGGTGTAAAAATGATTTTAGATACATAAATAATAAAAAAGTGTACAATGGAAGATACAAACATCATCATCAACGAAAAAATCAAAAAAAATACGAATGTGTATACTCAAAATAATAATGTGTATACTCAAAATATTTTAGACTCTACTAATAATTTTAATTTTACAAAAAAATCGAATAGTAAGAAGTGTTTTTGTTGTAAGAAGAAACTTATACTTTCAACATGTACATGTGGTAAAACATTCTGTATGATGCATATATCTCCCGGCTCTCACAATTGTGCTCGTATTTTAATGAGACCAAAAGAGACTAATATTATTATACCAATTGCAACAGGTGCATTTTCTAAAGTTGATAAAATTTAATGTTACAGAGCAAGCATAAAGAATATAAACATCAGTGCAATATACAGTTCAAAATCTTTTTTTTGTTTTTTTGGGACAGGATTTAATATATGATTCCAACCATATAAAATCAAAAATGTCAGAACAATTACGATCATTGCCCACACCAAACCCATATTATATTTTAATATGTGATATATTAAATAATATGACTGAATTTACAAAATTGGATATTTTTGCAATCATAGTACTTATACTGTTCACAACTTTCTTCATAAAGTTAAGAATCTCGATTTAAGAAGGTGCACAAAATTACTTGCGTTAATTATGATTTCCATAGTAAGATATGGATGATGAAAAAAAGAATAAAGTAGTAACTCAAATACTTTATAAGAAATACTCTAATCTTTTTGGATGGTTATTATTTAATGACCTGTATCGATTAATAAAAGTTACAAATGTTAAACTAAAATTATCTATGGAGAACACTGATCTGAATGCTAAATTGGTTAAAGATATTCATAAACGTATTTATCCTATGTTAGAGAAAATAGATAGTGTAAAATGTTTAAGATCTGTAAAGATTGATGATAAATCGGTAAATGGCGAGGAGAATGGTCCTGAAAATAATAAAGAAAATGATTATGATTTTTTAGAGAAAAAGGAATCTCTTCCAATTGAGAGTATATCTTATAAAGTACACAATGTATTTGTAGATTCCTATGATAGAAATAGAAATAAGTGGGAAAACATAAATCCGTTTCAATTTTCAATGGGACCTTCTTCTGTGGATTTACTTTATGGTAATGAAGAAAACACCGTTGAACGTGTCTTTTCAAATGTAGAAAGTATTTCGATTACCAGAATAGTATTACCATCTTTCGATTTAGATGGGAGTAACATATCAGAAAAGTATCCATATATTTTATTAAATATTGCTGAATTAGGCAATAAAACAAATGGAACGAATAAATATTTAAACAATTCTTATGGACAACTTATGAGTCCTGTTATGATAGGTGATTTTTTACATTATTACTTTGATGATTCTGAATCAGGTTATATGACAGAAACATTCAATCCTAGAATAGAAATATCAAAATTAACATTTAATTTTTTAGATCCAAATGGTGTTATTATTAATTTCCCTTCAGATGATAGTACAGCTGAAAATGGGAATGCGTTTTGTAGAATAGGAATAGAATTACATATAAGAACATTACATAAATCTTGGTCTACAAATTTTATGAATAGACCCGGAGGTTAAAAATAGATGTTATTCTTATTCGCTTGGAACAGAAGGTTGAGGTGTTACACTTTGATTTGATTTATTTACGCTACTAAATAAATTGAATAGATTTTTACTTGGTTTTAAATCTATATTAGCAGGATCTATCTTTGGAAGAGTTCTTTCATTCCAAATCTTAGAAGCATGTGTCATAGGATTAAATGTGTTCCATTCAGGATCATTTGGAAGAGACATATAATGTGAAAATATACTTGAAAAGAAACCAAAACCCACTATCCATAATGTAATATTAGAAATCATCATAATTTGATTAGGCCCTGCATCTTTAGGATATATGTAAAATATATCAAAAACAAGTGCAAATAATAAAATGTAACCCATTACGGATATAACAAAGGCTAAATCTCCTAGTTCAAAATCGAATTGTATTTGTGATGCTATCGCTAATATCACTGCAAATTGAAATAATTTATATAGAACTATACGAACATTCCCTACACGTTTTTTGTTTGCTAATCTATTAATAACTGTTGCTAATAAAATTGGTAATAATATAAACCATAAAACTTCTAAATATGGTTCCATTACATGTGTATTTTTTTTATTTTTTAAACGTTAATGGATGTTCGTGGCAAACTCATTGCATTAGCAGGAATAATAATAAGTGCATTTATCATTTATTTAATCGTAAAGTATAGAAATTACAATTTAAGTAATCCAGTCCTTTTTGAGAACATTAATCAAACAAAAGACATCATGACTACCAACAAAAATGAAAAGTATAAAGCAACTGTATCATTAAAAAATGCAGAAAAATCTTTACAAGAAGCACAAAGAAATAATTATAGTGTACAAGACATTGAAGATGCTAAAGAAGCTGTAAGAGCAGCTAAAAGTAGAATTAAAATGTACATGTCAAAAGATGGGGAAAAAATAACAAACGTACCATCTCTTCCTATGAACCTTACATATTCATTGCTTTTAAAATTTAAAATTAAAAATAATTCTAATGCCTTTGACCCTTACTGTATATTCTTTCGAGGAAACGATATAGACAATGGTTCACCAAGTCTTTGGTTTGATCCTAAAACATCTGGATTGATTATTATCTTTAAAGATCTTAGATCAAATGATATGGAAATAGATACCAGAGCAATACCTTTACAAAGATGGAATACATTAAAAATTGTTATCAAAAATAGAGAAATAAAACTTATTCTTAACGATATGCTTTTTAAAGTTGAAACATTGGTAAACATACCAAGATTAGCATCATGTCCTATACGACTTTTACCAGGAGAATCATCTGAACATATTGATGTTTCTTACTTTCGTTATTTTGACCATGCTCTAGAATTAACAAGAATATCAAAAGAGAATTTTGAACAAAACGAACCTAAAGTATATAGTGTAAGGAACCCATATGATAATTTTTACTCAAAAGTGTATACTGAACTAATTACAAATAATATTAAAAAAAAAACGATATTCGAAATAGAAGATGTAATTGAAAGAACAAACATGAAATCATATAATCAAATTGATTTACTTGATATTGGTGCGGGTGGGGGAGATCATACTCTTA